CATCATTCATTGATCCATGGCCTGAAACATGACCATTTACATCGAACTTGATAAACTGCTGAGCATAGATGCCATCTACACTTTCACTGACATTTTGAATAGACGAACTATTCTTACCGACTTTAGTTTGCAACGTTTCCGTTACTTTTATCGTTGAAGAAATAGCACTTGAATTTGCCTCGAGCTGGCGCTTGAATACGGCATTGTTCTCATTCATCTGAGCAGAAAGCTGTTCAGTAAGTTTAGCTTGAGCCAAATCACCTTCGATACGAGCAGATTGCTCGGTCCATACGCCTGCATAACCTCCTTCATTTCCGATTAAGTCAGATTCTGACCCGATCAACGGAGGATTGATTTGCGCGTAAACTCCATCAATCCTTGTAGTTTGGGCAATAACTTTGTCATCTACATTCTTAATATCAGACTTAACTTGCTCAAGTGCACCAGTTGAAGCTTTATCGTCAAGCTCAAGATTAATGGAATCAATCGCTTCGGCATTTGCCGATGCCTGCTCAACTGCTACCTGTGCCGACTGGCGTACAGTTGCAAGAGCACTATCATTGCTTGCGATATACGTATCAATCTTTTGAACAGTTACTTTATCGCCTTCAATTCGCGCTTGTACTTCTCGTTGTGCATAAGCCTGTAAGTTATTTAACTCAACTGCCGTTGTATCAATACGCTTACTAAGTGCTAAATCCCCTTCGATACGCGCTGACTGTTCAGACCATGTGCCAGCAAAACCTTGATCGTTACCAATTAGATCTGATTCAGAGCCAATCAATGCAGGATTCAGTTGTGCATACACACCATCTGTTTTTTCAGCAACTAATGAAAGATCATCTGCAACAACACGAATATCTTCCTGAACCGCCGCAAGACCATCATCACTTGATTTCTTGACCGTTTCTACAACTTCAAGAACACTTTCATCACCATCAATAATTTGCTGTGAAAGGCCATCTGAAGCTTGCTGAATAGCGTTTTGACGATCAATGACTTCTTGTGCAATCCGATCTTTCGTATTCTGAATATCTTGCTTAAGTGGACCTATTTCAGCATCAATAGTCTCAATATGATCAATCTTGGTTTTAAGATCCTGACTAAGTTGTGTTTCACTGATTTGATCGTTCAAGAGCTCAAGAACATCTGTTGCATCGGCAGAAGTTGTCGCATGAGTCCAATCCGACCATGGCCCAATATTTCCGATTCTATCAATCAAACGGCCACGATAGAATTGAGTTAAGTTAGGTTGTAAACCTTGCAAAGTATGTGTTGTCGTTGGATAAGCAAATAAACCCAATTGAGCAATGTTGCTGGTACCATCCGGTGAAACTTGAATCTCGGTATAAGCCGTATCAAGTGCGCCAGTTGCAGGAAAACCCCAATTTAGGCGCATACCAAACAAAATACCTGTTGCTTGGATGAATGCTAAAGCTGGTGGCAAACCTTGCTTGCCATTAAGCTTAGTGACAACTGAATAAGTTGGTAAAGAGGAAATATCCGAAGCATTAACCGCTGTAACTTTTGCTTGATAGTTGCCAGCATAAATACCCGGCAACTCAATTGAGTTATTGCCGGTAACTGGCAGCTTAATCCAGCTACCATCATCTTTCCGCCATTCAACCAGATACTTAACCGCACCTTTTGCTTGCGTCCAAGACACAACCATGGTGGCAACATTAATACCTTGATCCACCCGATCTTCGCTTGTAATAACAATATTTGAAACTGGTTCTTGAATATTGGGATTAACAATTGAAATTGGCACATCGATATAATGAGCGCCATGATCAATTGCATCAAACTTTTTCGGATTGTACTCAAGCGCTGTAATAGTAAATTGATGTGAATCACTTTGAACTACTGACAAAACCCTAAATTTAAGCGTTGCCAAATCTTGAGCATCAATAACCCATACGTTTTGAGGTGCAATTTCATCAAAAGCTACAGAAACAGTTATGACGCGGCCTGTAATTGCTTGGACAATACGAGTTTGAGCTTTCCCGTTTTCTCCATTAATGATGAGTCTATCACCCGCTACTGCGACCACATCATCACGGTCAAGAGTAATGCTTTTTCGATCTGCTGAAATTGCTGAAATGCGACCACCGTTTGCTCTTCCAGCAAAAATAGGATCCGCAAATTCAATCACTTTACCTGGCAAAGGAATATGGCCGTCTAATCCAACTTTAAAAGTCACAGTACGTGTTTCAAGTTGTTCAGACTTTAAAGCCCACAGGCCTGCTCGTTGTGCTTGCCCACGCGATGTACAGCCCCAAGCATCAAGCTCGAGTAAGCGCACCTGTTTCATTTCAGAAATAGCTTTTTCATCACGCACAAATTCATATTCAGTCTTATAGTGATTGGCTGGGTTATCCCAAGCTACTTTTACTGCATTATGTCTATCACGGGCGCGTGTACCATTATGATCCGGCTCCCCGATAATATTGGCACGCGTATAAGTGAAATAGGTATCTTGTGGAATATCAGCATCACAAACAATGCTATCCCCATCCCAATAAGTAATAGCTCGAAAAACACCAGCTAATTTTGTAAGAATGCTATAAGCATCTTCAGCGCTCTGAAGATAAATGTTACATGTGAAACGTGGTTCTTGACCGCCCAACCCGTCTGGTACCAACTCATCACAGTATTGGGCTAAACGGTATAAAGACCATTTATCAAGCATTCCATCTGTAATTCGCTCACCAATTCCATACCGCTTAGATGTGCAAAGATCATAGTAAATCCAAGCCGGGTTGTTTGAATATGCGCGTTTAAAAGTACCATCCCACATGCCAACATATTCGCGGGTTTCAGGGTTGTAGTTCGTTGGGACTTTGATTTTTACACCCTTCAAATCAACCGCTAATTTTGCGACTGATCCACCGAATGTTTCAGCATCGTATTGCAGTGAAACTAATGCTGTATTTGGATAGCGTAATTTAGCGTCTATAACTTCAGTGACAGCCTTAACATACATTTTGTCGCTGATATATTCGGATGTTGAGTTGGGAGTAATTCGGCGAACACGAACCAGCCAGCCTGAATCGGCTTTGGGTAAGTCAATACGATGTGGACGCTCATAATTATCAGATGTTTTATCTGAAATTTTTGCTCTTAATACTTCTGACCATGCTCCGCCATCAGTTTGCAAGTCCACCGCGTATTCAATGGTATAGCCAGTAACATCACCCGTTGTTGGGTCTTGGTTGCGTAGTGGCCCCCAACGTAAACGTAATCTAACCGCATCAAGATCAAGGTTATTAAAAGAACGTACCCAAGGTGTAGATGATTTAAGCTCTACGTCAATCGGGATTTCATTTTCAACTGCCGGGAAGCCTTCAATGTATTCTTGATCGTTTGTTCCGGATCTAAAATTAACAGTAACGTTTTCAAAGTTCTTGTTGCCGTTTTCATCTTGCAACGGAGTATCTTCAAGCAAAATTGATTGATAGCCGTTTGCTAATCCTTCGACCTCACCCTCCGCTAGACCAATCAACTCTTTTATATAAGTTTTAGATTGTGCGGAGTCCGGTGCAACTACTGGTTGTCTTGGTTGCTGACTTCCCTTTTTTGCGCCTTTTACCATCGCTGTCATATCAAATCCCACGCAATAAAAAAGGCGCCAAAAAGCGCCTATAACTAACTTAAAAATTACATCTGATCTTCTGGATATTGACCAGCACTTAAAACGAAGCCGCCGACTTCACGTCTACCATAGAGAATCGGTACTGGATAACCTTGAGCGGCTGTTGTAACCGCACTACCAAAACCAAAGTTTGCCCGGTTCCCGTCTTGATTTTGATTTTGAGTAGTTTGGGCTTTCGGCATGAGCATAGAAGCAACACCTCCCATAGCCATGCCTGCACCAGCGCCAATTAATGCAACACCGTAAGCTGAAGACGTACCGCCAGTCATCACACCTGCAACAATCAGAACTACTCCAAGAACTAATTGTAAGACTCCACTATTACCACCAGCTCCCATTACACGCGGGACGATATGAATAGTGTCTGTATAAGTATTCATGTCTAGCTGCTCTTCACCAATATTGTCACCAGTGATTAAGCGCTTTGTTTCATGATCGTAAATTGCTGGACGTTTCTTGCCTCGCTTATTACTCGAGTTCTTTCCTTTTAGAAACACGGCAAAGCGTAGGCCCTGCTCATGTGCATGCAACATAAAGTGTTCAAAGCCAGCGATCTGAACAGATAATGCACGCATGGCTTCACGCGTATTTGCGACATCGAGCTTAAATTCACGACCAAACTTTTGCCCTAGAATGCCGTACAACTTAATTGTTTTTAACATCTCTATGCCTCAAGATTTTTATCGTGCGCTCATGCCATTGCTGACCATATATTTCCCGCACAGATTTACGGTTATACGGATGATGAAGGATTAAACTTGAACCGATGCAATGCTCAGTTTGTTCCGATTTAAGCTGCCCATTATTACCCAACCATATAACTGCATGATTTGGATGTTCTGTACGTCCAACCCGACAAACCAACATATCGCCATATTCTGGTTTACCAACTTCAAAGAAACCTGCTTTTTCGTAATTTTCAAGGTAAAGTGATGGATGGTCTTTATCTTCCCACCATGCATCATCCCGCTTAAAATCCATAAGCTCTATACCTAATTCACGACTATAAAAATCACGTACAAGCGCATAGCAATCTTGCCAGCCATGAAAATAATTACGCCCCACTAAGGGGGCGCGATAACCGCAAGGCTCGTAGACTTGAAAATCAAGATCCGGATACGAACAAATTACCCACGGCTTTTGATGTAATTCAATTTGAATTAAGTCTAGTTCTGAGGCTCTTGTAGTTCCGTCAGGGTGTGAATGCACATACGCTAATATCTCGCCCTGGTCTTCTGCTATAGCTAAATCTTCTGGATGGATTTCGAATTGATCAGAGTTTTTAGAAATATTGCGACAAGGAATATATTGCTTATCAATAATCACCCCACAGCACTCGTGTGGATAGCATTCATCCGCATGGGCCATGATTGCTTTTTTAAGTTTTGCTGTAAGCTTCATTTAGAAAAACCCCTTACAGTTTCCACATTTTGTGCACTTCCGCTGCTTTTGAGTTGGATAAGTAAGATATACTTTACCTGTTGGTTCAAAAAACCCACCACAAGGGCAGCTAAATTTAATTAAATAAGCTTTTTTCTCTTTAATCTTTCTTAATCTTAGAATGACAAAGTGAACCGCATAGCTTAGAAAATGAATGATTAGCGTCCCTACCATCCCATAAATTATTCCAAGTAAGATATTCATAAAACCTCACAACATGCTTGAAGCTGGAAACCCGCCAAAAGGTAAAGGCTTGTTTTTACCAGATCGACATTCACAACCAGATAATCTGTACGAGCAACGATCTAAAGCAGGATTGTCTGTAGGCTCATCTTTCTCAGTAAACATTGCGGCCCCAGTGTAACCACACTCTTCCCCGCGATATTCCCAACTACAATAAGAAGTAATTTGACGTACAGGAATTTTCAAACCTTCAAAATCAATTGGATTTGAAAGTTCAAAAGTAACCTGCTGGGCATTTTCCGATGTTTTCTGCTCTATAAACCAAGTTTGTTCTTTAGACTCATTCGATGCTGAAGGATTGCCTGCTGTGAAGTTTTCGGCATCTAGATATTTAGCCAAAGTAGTAATAACTTTTAGCTTTGCACCTGCAAAATCTTTAAATTGCAGACAATAAGCAGAAACAGCATGTTGAATGCCGTTAATGTTATTTGCCATTGTTAAAGTTGGCGCTGAAGCTTTACCAGTTGAACTCATTTCAAGGCCACTTACTTCGAGTGCCATTGGCTCAAAAACCTGACCTTGCCAGATAATATTGCGGTTCCAAACTTTTTGATCACCGGTATCAAAAATCTTTCCAATGCTGCCAGAGTCGGCACCGATCAATCCTTCAGATCCAATGGATGAGTAAATTTTTTCCCAATCTTGAAAAGAAATATGCCCGTGAAAACGCAAGATGCCAGCACCTAAGCTGCTGGCATCTAGTTCATACAAATGAATTAATCCATCAACATACAGCTTCTGGAAATCACTATTCAGGGTCATAAGTCACCTCGTCATAGATTGGATTTCCATCACTATCAACTGCTTGAACCCATTCAAAAACTGGCTCACCATTTTCATTAATGACTGGTTGATTCGACAAAATAGGCGTACCGTTTTGATCAGTTTGAATGTGAGTTACTGGCTTTTTATAATTCTTGCCATCCACAATTACAGCTTTTCCTTCATCATCAAATAAATCTTCGTATTTAGTGATATAGGTCAATTGCGGTGCATATTTTACTTGCTGGACCATACGCGGTTGTTTTTCAGTACGTGGAATTTTTCTGACGATTGTCTTCTTGATACTGTTTAAACGAATATCAATCCAGCGCGGCTCACCGTTTGCGTTATTTGGGATATCAATTGGTGCATCGAGATTCGCAACAATATCGCCCTCATCATTTAGCTTTTTCTTGAATGTCTTAATTTCAAGATCACCATTTTCCAATGTCTGATATTCAACTGCACAAATCTTATTGCCATGAGTGTCTGTAGGAATTTCAATCCACCAGCCTTCTTTAGCAAAACCGGATGATCCTTTAACAAGGTAATGACCAATGCCTAATTTCTCAAAAGAGAGGGGTTGCTCAGCAGCTTCATCATTGAGTTCGATTTTATCTGCAAACAATTTAACAATGGGAGAGGCAGCTTTGATAAATCCGTTCGAGTCTGTTGTTGTATTAATTCCACTAATTAAGATACTTCCCCAGCCAGTAAACGAATCTAGGCCAGTTCCGAATCGGATACTCAATCGATTTTGAATATTTTGCTTATGAAGTTGGACTTGATAATTTGCAGTACCAAAAGCGAACAGGTTCCCAGCCCCATCTTTCCCTGGCGATCCTGTAGCTGTAGGGGAAACTGAATAACAACCAGCTGGAATATTACTAATATTAATATTTGAATAGAATGTATTCGGGCCACCTGCTGTTCCAATCCCAAAAGCACCAACTTCCATCACATTCCCAGCAGCAGTACCTACATAACGACTAGCTGCATGTGTCCAGTTCGTAAAGTTTTCATTCATTTTTGCGCCAGTTGAGCGAAATGTGTCGCCGCCTGCGCCAGTCGGAGCTGAACCTAGATTTACTGTTTGAATCGTCATTTTCTTACTCGCATAAAAAAAGCCCCTAAAAAGGGGCTTTAAAGGGGTTTAAATTAAGGGTAAAAAACTTGGGTGAAGGTGGTGGAGATTTGCCAAACATCACCACCTAAACAACGGGGTTGATATTCTCCAGCTTTAACTCTAACTTCACCGTCTAAAGGCGAATCCCAAAGAAACGAGTCAGCTCCTTTGTGGTCATCAAAGAATGCTTTGATTTGCATAATTTCGGCTTTATAAGCCGTTCTTTGATAAGTCCATTCACCAGATCGGTTATTAATACCAATTGAAGTATTCTGTTCATAACCATCGCCAAATTTGCTTGATAACGTATTAAAGCGCTGAGTATTACTATTTCCGTCTAAGTCGCATTCGAAAGTGAATTTAAGGTTGCTCATAAATTGAATCCATAAAAAAACCGACCTCTAAATGGGTCGGTTTAAATATTTAGTTTCATTACATTTTCCAAAGATATGTACAGATAATCAAAGTGATAAGGATCGCAACAAAGCGCCATGCTTTCATTTCAATACCTCAATCAACTTAGAAATTGCTGTCAATATTGGCGCTGCTTGCCAGATCAAAATTCCAATTAAGAATGCAAGGACCATAATGTAAGTCCATACTCTTAATGCTTTACTGTCTGAAAGTTTATTCATTACTTTATCAACCTGTACATTTAGGTTAAAATTCATCTATGTTCTGATCCTCAAGTCTGGTTTGTGGGTTGGAAACAAAAACCCCAAGAGCTGTGAACTCTCGGGGTTTTGTTTTGGAATTAAAAAACCCACTCATTCGAGTGGGTTACTTTGATAATAAACCGCCTTGTCGCTGTTGTTGACTTAAGTACTCATTGACATGCCGACCAATTGCTTCACCCAAACCTATAGGTTTATAAGCTACTGAATTAAGCGCTTGATATTGCTTCTCGCTCAAAACAAGAACCACACCTTCAATATCTACAAGCCAATCATCGAATTGGATAGGGAAAGTTTCCCCATCTCGTTCATAAGTCTTATTTGCCTCTCTTCCACGTTGACCAACATAGGTTACTGTGCCGCCCAGTAAACGTGTTACTTCATCATGATTACCGGTGTATTGGCCTGTTTTCTTAAATTGAATTGCTTTCATATTTCCTCCTTATAAAACAAAACCCCGCCAAGAGCGGGGTTTTTATTTCCTACTTGTTTAATTAGTTTGAACGCAATTTTGATATTTATGAGCTATTCCATCTAATGCTTCAATAACACCAGGTGCACGTGCTCCAGCCCATGTCCCAACCTGCCTAAAACCATTGTTACTTGATGTACCTGTATTTTGTTGAGCTCTCAAAATATTGCTCATTACAAATTGAACTTTATTTTCTTTAAGAGCAATTTTTGCATCATATTTAACAAAATCTGTAATAAGGCCTACTTGCTGCCCCTTTGTTTTTACATTGCCATTTGCAATAAATGTTTTTTCAGTTTCATCTAGAAATTTAAAAACAGACTTCCCTTGATGAACTTGTGTATTATTATTTTCATAATATCTACCCGTATATGCCCCTATGAAACTACCAGCTTGGTCATGTAGAACAATGTCATCATTTTGGAAAGTTTCTGCAGCACATAGTTTCAATTTGGAGAATGATTTACTCGTTGAATTAAAAGAATAATCAATTTTATCAATGTATGTATCCCCCGCTGAGCTAGCACTTATAGTTGATACATTATTTGGCAATTGAATTGGTGCAACTGAACACCCTCCAAGAATTGAAACAAAACCCAATAAAATAATCTTTTTCATGAAATTACCCCTATCTCTAGAGGTAATTTAACAAGTGGTTAATTAACTATCAATCTTAAATATATTAAGAAGAACAATTTACGCAACCACCTACAATAGAGTAGATTTCTTCCGAACCGTTAAAGTTCTAGCTTCAAATAAAAAAAGAAACCTTTCAAAGCTTCTTTTTTAAACCTACCACCCTTGTCGTTTAGACATTCTAAATCTTTTTTCAATCTTAGCATCTACCATTTCCTCATTCTGTTTCTGATACTCTTTTAAGATAACTGTTAACTCCTTACCATCCCATCCAGATGTAGCTTCCACTTTTTCTGATGTTTTATTGATAATGGTAACAGTAGGTTGAGATTTCTCAGTTCTTCCGGTGTTAATAGCTTCGAATTGCCTATGCTCTCTAACTGTTGCAACTGCATCCGTTTGATTGTTTGATACATAGCCACCGTTCGCATAACCACTTGGTTTGCTTTGACGCATGCTTTCAACAACGCTTACACCGCCCCAGCGTTTGATATCTTCTTGAGACCAAACAACCTCACCTTTATGCACAATCCCTGCTGGAGTATGTTTAAGCCCATTTCCTGTATAGCCGCCATCTGAGAATCCAGCGATAGTTTGTGCTGCAATTAGGCCAACATTAGCCATACCAAGCCCAAGAGCAATAGGAGCCATAGTCATATTTAATGGATAAGGTGCATTGGCTAATACATTACTGTAGGCTTGATATGCTTGAATCGTTGCAGTTCCCATTGCCATGGCTTGTTGTACTAAAAACATAGCCTTATAAGCAGCTGATTGTTCACCAGCAGACTCTTTTACCATTGCTGTCATATTTCCCCATACGCTTGACGCTTGGGATAATAGTTGCCCATAAATTTCTATTTCTGTCTGCCGAGATGACTTTTGAAGCTCTTGTTCCATCAAAGTGTATTTTTCATTAATAGCAAACTTTTGCTGACGGAAAAGTTCTTCAGCATCTAACAAAGCTTGAAAACGCTTCTCTTCATCCACAATAGTTTTATCTTCAGAGATTGATTTAGCAGTAGAAGAATAAGATTCATTTGCCTTCTGCATATCATCGCTATATTGATTTTGTAAGTTCCATGAATCAAGTTGGTCGGGTGTGAGGGTCTTCTTAGCTTTTAAATTTAAAACATCGGCTTGAGCGATAGATGCCTGGTCATACATCGCTTTTTGATATTCTTCGAGCTTTTGCTTTTGAAGTTTGCGATATTCAGCAATTTCATAATCAAACATGGCTGTTACAGCCTTGCTACGAATTTCTTTTTCAGTATCAGAATATTCTTTTGATGCCTTAATTTGCAGCAATTTAGTTTGCTTTTGCATCTCAAGTTTCTGAACTTCATTCAACTTATATTCATTAAGTTCATATTCTAGTTGCTGGGCGTTGAGTTGTTTCTGAGCATTAAAATGATCAACTTCTTTTGCAGTTAAACTTTTTAATTCTTCACCCTTAAAATGCAGTTTTAAGTCACTAAGAGTTTTTAAGTGCTCTTTTTCAGCAAGTGTATCTTTATCAAGATACTGATTTCTTAAGTTCTCAGCTTCTTCCTGAGTTTTCAGGAACTGATTGAGATATGAATCAAAATCTTTCTCAGACACGCCAGCCATGTCGAATCCATTATTGCCAGCAACATATCCTTTAACGTTTTTGACATATTGACGATTTACTGGACCAATATTAGTACCTTTTTCAACATTCCCCTCCCCAGCGTGATAGGCAGAAATTGCCTTATCCCAATTGCCAAATTTCTTGAAGAGGAAGTTTAAATATTTGGCAGCTGCTTCAGCTGCTTTGCCAGTATCAAAAACCTCCTTACCAACTAGACCCCAGCGCTTAGCTGTATCGTCCAGCATTTGAAACCCGCCCTTAGCTGTTCCATATTCTGTTTGTGGGCCAATTGCACTTGCTTTCCCCTTACTTTCTTGCATATTAATCGCAGAAAGTAGACCTGGTAAAAGTTCATATTTAGATTCAAGATTTGAAAAATTATATTTAGAAGCATTGGCTTTTACCTGAGCGTTCACAGCCATAACTTTTTGCTGATTTTTTAACTCTTTATTTTGTTCACGAATAGACTCTGTTCTTGCATCCGTTTGCGCTTTGATTGATTCTTCAGATTTCCAAATCGCTTTTTGAAGATTAATAGTCTCTAGATCAGCCGCTTTTAAACCCTTAGCAATTGAATCTTTATAGATTTTTAGAAGATCATTTGCTTGAGCTTCAGTAAATCCTCGCTGCATAACCTTTTCAACAAATTTTGTATCGAACAATTTGTCTTCATACATTTTTCTTAGTGACTTCTGAGCTTCATCAGCTGCCTCTTTTGTATTCTTGATAGCATCAGCATGTTTTTGTTGTTCAATAGCGGCGTTTTGAGCCTTGTTACCCGTCAATTCAACTTCTTTACCGAAAAGCTTAATGGCCGTTTTTGTTTTATCGGCTTTATCATATGCTTCCTTGTATTTCTCAATTTGCTCCTCGAGCGCCTTTCTAAGTGTCGGAGGTAACTTTTCTTTCGCCAGTTGTTGCAGGGCCTCTTTATAGCTAATGGTTCCTAAACGAGCCTCATTTGATATGCGTGTAACTTCGACATTGCCTTGCGCATAGTTTTGGATATCAATTAGGGCTGAGCCTACACCGTATTCCATTTTTTTAAGCTCATCATTCTGAGCTTTAAAAGCTGTAGTTAAATCATCAATCGCTTTCGTTCTGGCCTGTCCCTGTAAATTTTTTAGTTCTGTTGCAGATCTATTTGCGACGTCCGCTTGCTCCTCGAGCTTCTTATTTGCCTCTTCTGCTTTGTCCTTAAAATAAACATAGGTAGCGGATAATGCTGTTACACCCAATGCAAGTGCACCGATTGGGCCACCTACTAATCCCAATGCTCCTGAACCTAATTTTCCTAAAGTTGATAATGCTGTAACTTTCGTGGCATTGGCTTTAGTTTGTGCTGCAGCAAGCGCCGTTTCAGCTGCAGCTAATTCACGTGTAACTTGGGCTTCAACTTTCTTCAATTCAGCCATTCGTGTAATTGATTGAGTACGGCCAACGGCATTCATTTGTGCTTTGAGTCTTTCGACTTCTAATGCTTTTTCAGCTGCTAAAACTTGCAATGTTGCTTGAGAGCTTGCAACTTGTGCTTGTGCAGTTTTAACTGCCGCTGAAGCCTCTAAAGCATCAGCTACAGCTTTATCTCTACTAGCCTTAACATTTGCAGTAGTAGCGGCGACATCTGCATAAACAGCAACACTCTTCGTAGCTATTGCTTTAGTTACATATCCAATCCCTAGAACCATTGCACCATTTGAAATTAATTCTAAATTAGAGGCTAATAGTTGTACTGAGTCAGCTAATACTTGAGCTGCTCCACTTCCTTTACCTGACTCACCTACAAACTTTGTAATTTCATTATTTAAAAGGGTGAGAGATTGGCCAATAGTAATATCCGTTTTTGCAAATAGAGCATCAACATCATCTTGAACATTTTTAAGTGCTTTAACGATTTCCTTAGAGGTGATCTTTCCTTCGGCCGCTACTGATCGTAATTGACCTACGGTGATACCCATACCCTGTGCGATTGCTTTAGCTAAAGCAGGTGTTTGTTCCATTACAGAGTTAAGTTCTTCACCACGAAGAGTTCCACTTGCCAAAGCTTGACCAAACTGTACAAGAGCCGCATCGGCAGCTGCTGTACTTGCACCACTAATAGCAACGGCTTTTGATACTGTCTCAGTTAAACGGGCAGTTTCATCCATGTTTAAATTAAGTGTCTTGGCATTGTCGCTAAATCGTTGATACACCTGTAAAACAGAATCCCAAGCTGAATATGTTTTTTGTGCAATTCTGAATGTATCTTCAGTTGCTTTATTAAGTTCAATTTGATTTGTAGTAACTAATTTAAGTCGGTTTTGTAATCCCGTATAAGTATCCATTTTTGAGACGGCAGTACCAATGGTCACAAGACCAGCCATATGCCCAGCTAAAGCACGTGTTGCAACTGAAACACTATCCATAGACTTTGATGCGAAATCACCTTTCTTTTCTATGCTGTCTAGTTCATTGCCTAGATTTCTTGCGTTTCGTTCCGCATTTCTTGAATCAATAGTAATGACTAAACGTGATTCTTGAGTCATCTTTAACTTTCCTCTAGGCAATAAAAAACCCACTCAGTGAGTGGGTTCTTGAATTAAGTAATACTTACGGTGCGTTCAAATTTTGTTGACTAATGTCTACCAGCTTTCATTAGCCTTAGTCGATGTAATTGCTGACTTGTATTGGTCAATTACATTATTAAGTTTTACAGCAATTTTCTGTTGATGCTGAAGAATTGTGATAGGGACCTCTTTCCCTAGGTTGTTCACACCACCTTGAACATAAGTCAGATTTGTTCTAGTTACATCATTAATCGTTACTCTTGCTTTACTATCTTTAGTATCAATTTTGATTGTAAAGTTAACTCTATCATTACCAAAAGCACCACAATCTATAAATCCATCACAAGGGTACTGTATATTCCCTTTCCCAATAATAGAACCTGTGCTTTTGTCAGCATACTGAATGACATTATTTGCAGATTTGAAAGATTGAGCGATCCATATCTTTGAATCTTCAAATATCTGATCTTTCGATTTATTTGGAACTTCTATTACTTGTGATATCTCTGGCATTGCCTGCTGTGTAGGAGTCATTGGTGTCATACACCCTGCTAATCCTAAACTTAATACCCCTACTGCTAAGAACTTCTGCATAATTTCACCGTTTCTTGTAAAGTCCATCATTTTTAATGGATAAAATTTAACAGGTGGGAAATAAAAAAGCCACTCGATTGAGTGGCTTCTCTATTTTAAGCATGTAGCAGCTTTTCAGCACCAGCAGCCAAAAATGCAGATCGGGTTTTATACTGCTTATCTTTACCCACACTATCATCAATCTTACGAATCAAACGACTAGGCAAAGATACGTTGATTTTTTCAGGGGTTCCAAGATAACGACCTAAATCAACCTCAGTTACGAACCAAACCATTCCATCATATTCAGGAAGATCCATAAATTTTCTTACAGATGAAGCTAAAGGAATCTCTTCACCATCTTCAGCAAGAATCTCTAAATGCCCTGCAATCGCTTCTTTAATATTATCGAGAGCTTCTTCGAGGGTATCACCGGCGCTGTGGCAACCGGGAATATCAGGAACGATGACACCGAATGCCTCGGTATCTGATCCCATTTCAATTGCAATCGGATATAACATCTCATGTACTCCAAGCCGTAGGCCCTTACCAAATCGCCCTATGCGTTTTGTTTTTTAGATTGATAATCCTAAAGTCGGAAAACAGCAGGTCAATGAAGACCTGCTTGTTTCAAAATGCTTTTAACAGTTCCGCTTGGTAAATCCTTTTTAGGATGTGGAACTGTAACCAGTCCCTTCTTAGTAGGGTGTTTGAAGTGATGATGACTTCCTGTAACCCTAACTTGATACCAACCGTCTGCTTCAATCATTTTGATTAAATCCAGACTTTTCACACTACCACCTTGTTAACTTGATGAGACAATTATAACCCTAGAGTTATTTTAAGTAAATAACTCTAGGGTTATTTTTTAATAGGCTGCTTCATTTTTTTGTGAGAATCATCCAGAAAAATATTATCCATCACAAAAATACAGTCGTTAAAAATATCTCTATCGACTGGCAGTTCATAATGATCACAATATGCAGATATGGATGAAATATCCAAAGCTAGAGGAATGCCTTGCTCATAACGTCTTGAGCGCGAAATAACGTTATACGCCGATAAAATTGCATGTGAGGTAAATGAATATTCAGGCTTCTGAAATTCTTCTGGTTTCTTCAAATTTAAGGCTTGGGCGATTGCCGTTTGCTTCTGGTTGTAGTCGCTCGCTTCTTGTTCTGAGTTGAACTTTGACCAGTTGTAGAGCTTGAGGACTTTCCCACCACTTCATCCTTGTAAGAATCCGCCTCTTTTTGGATAGTTTCGGCTTCTTGTCTGATATAAAGCCATATTGAAACACCAATATCCCCCATATTTAAAAGCTTAGTTGCATTCTCGGGTGAATATTCTGGCTCTGTTACGACAATCTCTTTTTCGGCATTCTCCTCCTCAAAAACGACACCTTTCCAGTCCTCAATTAGGTGACATGCAGCTGCTTCTAAAAGTAGCTCATGATAAAGCTTATCTTCTTTTGAAGCCTTACTGACATCATAACCTTTAGAGGTGATTTGGTTATTTGCTCGTTCAAGGGCCACCTGATATGGCTTATATGAGATACCACGAATTTTAAATTCAGCTAATACATTTCCTTCCTTATCAACATATTCCCGCCATTTACTAACTGTTTTACTAGTCTGAATGCTTACTTTTAAAGCCATGTTTAACTCCAAAAAAAGCAGCCATAAAGGCTGCTATCAGATTAATTAGGGCGCAGGAACAACTGCTGGTGTACGGGTAATCGTTGGGGCAATTTCCACAACTTTATATTCAAAAGAAGCATTTAAAAGATCTGCAGTACCACCACTAGGTAACGGAGCGGTAATTTCCGCTTTAGGGATAAAGATTTCATATTTATTTCCATCTACATCAGTGATTGGAACTTTTAAAGAAATCGTTTTATTAGTGAATTGCTTTTCATACATATCAGATGTGTTACGTGACCAAGCTGCCGTAAATGAACCTGTACCATTGGCAAGCATTTCTAAAATTGCACGTGCATTGATCCCACCGCCCAAGCAGCGTTGGAGTTGCATCGTATTATCCCAATTAAATGTAAAAGCTGTCAGGCATGAAATTCCCGCTTGAGAAACGCCGTCAATCAAAATATCTCCTACAGAGACATTCGATAATTTAGGGCTATTATCAGCAGCCGTAATTGTTCCAGTTGGAGCAGTAGAAAAGTTTGTGCGACCAAGGGCCATTAGGCCGAAGGTCATTGTAATTAATCCAGCCTCAGGAATATCAATTCCAAAAGTATTTACATGGCACCCACGGAAAACATGGTAGTCATTTACATCGTCAAAGCCGCGTAAAACAGAGAAGGTTTGGCGAAGAGTTCCACCAAAAGTTAAAACATTAGATGACCAGTTGTTAAAAGCTGCTGCGGCCATCAGGTCTTGAACTAAAGGGCTATATTTTGCTTCGCATTTTAATTCACCGGCATACTCTGCACCGGTAATCATTGATGAACGTGCAATACGGCCACTTGTGATTGAGTTAGAGTCTTCTTTAGAAACTGTGGCATCTAAACCATTATCTGTAAATTCAAAAGTTGTTCGAGCAAACGGTGTCGGTGTTACACCTACCGTTGTTTCTCTTGCGATTTGTGTTAGCTGACGTGCACCACTCGACATGGCTTTTACTCCTTATAAGCATAAAAAAACCACCTCGAAAGGTGGTTACTAAATTTGAAAAATAAAAAAACCGCTCTTAAGCGGTAATCTCTTTAAAAATTGAGATCAATCATCTAGATCGACACTTACTCCAGTTACTACATTATGCTTTGCGCTGCCAAGGCAACTAACATCGGCCAAACGTATATTCACATCAGAAACACATAGTTTATTGGCCAATTGCCATTTATTAAGCTCTTCAGCCATTACAGCTTCCAAATGTCGTTCTAGTTCTAGCCGTTTAATTTCAATTTCTTCTTGCGTAAGCATGCAGGACATATCAATTCACCCTAAATCCAATCGTCACATTATACTGAATGAAGTCAGCATCTTTTCCTGTATAAACGGATTGCCCCTGTATACATTCTAAATGTTCGATTCCGAAATATTCAAAATGATCAAGTAATGCATCACTTAGATCTGTGATTTCTTTATCACCTGTATCTGGCCGAGCAAAGCATTGGATTAAAATATTACCTGTGCGACGTGTAGTTGGCTTATCAGAAAGTCCAGCAATAAAGCTTGGTCCTCCTGAGATAGCTAAACGGCACCATAAGCCTTTTGTAGGCACTATGAAGCCTGGAGCATTTGGATATTGGATTCTATCTTGAGAAATACCTGTGAAGCTCATCATACGGTCGACTATTGCTTGCCGCGCCTGCTCTAAAGTCATTGCCATTTAGCCACCATACTTTTGAGTAATGTAAGTAAACGTTGTGCTGTAGATACCCAACGGCGCTTGATCGGACCAACCATCCTCTAAGCGCTCTGCATAAGGCTTATTGTTTTGAATATAGATCAAACTACCAAGTTTAAATTTCACAGCTTGAATCGCAGCATCTTGCACAGCGTTTGTAGTGGGCTCTCGCACACCGTAATCACCAGATCCAACAGAAATAATATGCGATGCTCGATAAGCTCCAGTATCAACTGGACTTGAAACAACAAGTGATTGAACTGTATCCATTGTGATTTTCTTTACAAGCTCATCTGCCTGTTTCTCAACTTCAAAACTAAAGCTAGTCGGCTTTACTCCCGTCCACCCCATAGATCATCTCCACTTTAACTTTGCCACGCAATATTCTTGTGCAAAGCCCATCTTTGCGCTTATTAATCTTGTATGGATACTTGAAACAACAAACCAAACCCTGTTCCTCATTCGCCCAAAGAACATGTTTAATTTCATTGTTATTCACATATATTCTGCGATTACCTTTACCATCATTCACGCTATGAAACATTTCACTTCTCGCTTTCTTCATACATTTCAAAAAGGTCTTGAGCGATCGATTGAATTGAATATGCCTCAAATTCTGGACTAGGCTCTTTTTCTCCCATCAACTTCTTAACCTTCTGCCAAACATGAACTGCTTCATGTAAAAGCAGTCCATAAACTTGTATTTGGTCCTTATCCGCTGCTTCACCAATTTGGACAATTACATAAGCACCATCCGAATAAGAACTAACCTGAGCATCTGCACCCATATCCAAAAATTGATCAGCTCTGCCCATATCTTCAAATAGCAAATCCATGTGTATTTGATTTCTAGCAAGTGCATATTGAACATGTTGAAATGGTGAAATGTACCACTCAGGCACATAATCAGTATTAACCATGGACTAACCTTTTAACTTGGCAAAGGCGTTTCGGTGGCCTCTCTACCATCAAATGAATTGTGAATAAAAATGCCACCTTCAAATCGAGGGTGGCATTCGCAATGTATTAATGAATGGGGCTTAAAGTCATCGTCAGGCACTACCTGAACGCTGTCATAAATCTTGTAAACTGACCAAGTCATTAAACTTTTCTCAACTGACATTTCCAACTTGCACTAATTGGGTCCTGTTTGATATGGATGACGCGAAAAGTGCCTTGCGCCGTGTTCCATTCATCATCAATGTTTGGCTCTTTAGTGACTTCATTTTGCAGCACAATAGCCTTCTTATCAGTTGCAAGAACTCCAAGAGTTAAAACTTCATATTGGTTATAAGAAGCAAATAAAACACCACGGCCTTCGTAATGCTCAATTACATTTTCAGAAGAATTCGTTTTAGGATTCCACTTTGTGCTAACAACCCGGTCACATGTAAAAGAATGAACGGCGTCCGCTAAATCATCATTAAATGCTTCGGTAATATCTGCCTGAATTTCGTCACGTAAGCCCATATCATGCCCTGTAAAGTGGTATGCCAAAGCCATTAAAACTTGCATTTGGATCTTTCAAATCAAGTGAATCAATAAAATCAATTGCAATCTGTTCAAAGCTAGAAATTGCTTCAGATCCATCTTGGTATTCTTTTTCTGACTCAACAGAATCAGCTTTAACTTTCTTACGCTTCAACTGCTGGTCTTTGCCGTTATAAATTACTTTGGCCAGAATTCCTTTGATGATTTCACAAGCCGCGTCCTTAAGAAGTGGATCAATAGGATCTGGTACAAAACCTATTCTGTTTTTCATCCAAACATTAGCCAGCTTTACCAGACGAGCTTTATCACTGTCTGGTGCAAAATCGCTGCCCAAAATTGAATTTGCGTCATCTACAGTAATAAAGCTCATTGCATTATTCCTTCGGGATTAATTTAAGGAGTTCTGCTTTTGTTGCAGACGGCTTGTAACCAATGTTTTTACTAGCTAAATACTCTTTTAATTGATCATTTGACCAGTTTTCAAAATCATTAACTGCCGTTTCTGTTGTTGAATTTTCTGCCGCTTTTCCAGATTCCAATTCAGCAATACGCGCTTGCATTGCAGGAATATCATTTTTAAAAGCTTCAAACTCTGCTTGAATGCTTACTACCTTTCCTTCAGCCGCTTTAGCAGCATTGTCTGCTTGGAGTACAGCATCTTTTAAACGTGAGTTTTCAGAAATTAACTCCGAACTATCACCACTAGCTTGTTCCAAGATTTCGATTTTCTGTTTAAGTTGCCCGTTTTCCTCAACAACCTTTTCACACTCAGCTTTTGTATTATCAATGACCTCTTGCAGCTCAGGGGTAATTCCCACCGCGACATTTACTGTGGCTAAGGTCGTTTTTGCAGGCTCTTCCAACTTGCGAACTTCAACTGGAATATCCAGAGCTTCGTAATCATTTTGGATTTTCGGGTAATCACCGTAAATAATTACTTCTTCGGCACTTCGATTCGGATTTTCGTAATAATCAGGATTGGCAATAGTTCCAACCTCTAACGCAGCTGCAGCAGCAATACGTGTATAAATTAGCTTCATGATGCATTTCTCTTTAATGTAAAAAGAGGGCTTAATAGCCCTCTTATAGTGAGATGTTTATGAGTTAACCAGTTGTTGTGCCAGACAAGTCAAGCAATGTGCCTGCTGTCATTTTGTTGCTAGTAGCATGTTTTTTCCAGTTGGCACTTGAACCAAGTAAAGTAAGGTCAGGGTTTTCGCCTTTTGATGTATCCCAGCTATAACCAAGAATATCTAAGTTGAACGCGCCTTCAGCACGCATACCAATACCTAAGTTTTCTTCATCATTGATGTCATACGCCCGGAAGCCTGGTACTTGTGATTCTGTAACAGTAACAGCTCCCATTTGTAAACCAAATGCATCATCATCACCTACGGCATCTGTAACCAAGACTGGCTTACCTAAGGTACCCGGTAAACCGCCATAGATAACAATTTCAGATTCGCCATAAATCTGCTTAGTGATTGCATCATCAACAATATCGAAGTAGGTATCTGAGTTCATTACCCATAAACTAATACGTCCAAACTTATCGCCAAACTTACGCATACCACGTGTTAATGCTTTACGCCCATCTACAGCAATACTGCCTTTAGCAACCATATCCGGGTTACTAGAAATAGCAGCTTTTAAAGAAGCTAAACTGTACTGTAAACGACCAGCAACCAATGCATCTGCTAAATCATAACCAAGAATCATGGCAAACTCTTCAGGTGTACGTGCACGGCGTTTGAATGCCTCTTCAGTAGAAGCATAAGGACCATATTTATACGGGACTTTTACGCCTACAGATTCACCAGAACCAATTTTCTCTGGAACTACTTTGGCGATTGAATTCACATCACGATGTTTGATGCTACCGCCCACTTTGTAGAATGCTTCTTTGTTGAAATCACCTTCAATGATCTCATTACGATAAACAATTGCACCATTAGAGGCTTGGTTAAATACATTCAAATTGTCTTGCAAACGCTCTAAATAAGCAGTTTGTGCCAATTGGTTGTAGATGATCATGTCTGAGTTAACTGTTGTAGTCATAACGACTTATCTCCAAATTTTTAATGATTAGTTCGGCAGTTTTAGGAAGGCATCATTGCCATGTTCTTTGATGTAGTCAGCTTTCTGAGAAACAGACATTTCACTGCGTTTCATTCCTGCAGGCGCTCCACCTTTGCCCCCACCTTGAAAACCGCCACCAGTTCCTTTACCACCTTTAAGAATTAAGTCTTTATGCTGGTATCCACCAACCAATGACTCTAAAGCTTCATCAACATTTGCAAGTTCACCAGGGCGAACACGTGAATAAATCTTTTCGCCGTTCGGATCATATGCAACCACCTTGCCCTCTTCGATTTTGAAGTGATGACCAAAGGTCGCTTGCACCATATCCACAGGTACTGCAATATTGTCTTGAATGTACTTAGAACGAGCAAAACCACCGCCGATAAGCTCTTTATGCAATGAGGCCTCAAGAGCATCACGTTGCTCAACAATCGGAGCATATTTTTCTTCAACTGCCTTGATAGCTTCAGCTTTCACTTTCTCAACTTCACCGGCATCCACCAGCTTTTTATCGTCGAGATTTTGGATTGTTTGTAATGCCTTTTTAGCTGCCGCTGGGTCTTCAATTCCTTCAAAAGCTTTTAATGCTTTTTCGGCTGCTTCTTTGGCTTCACGATGTGTTTTAGCTTCACCATTTAATCGAGCAATTGTCGCCACAGAGTGTGCAGCATCGTGTGGCATTTCTTTGCCATCATCATGGATATAGATCGGCTTATCTCCGTCTACTTCTGCATAAACTTTACCGTCGATTGTTACTGTTTTAAGTTTCATTGGTCATCCAACCTATATATACAAAATGGGCATCCGCCCGGATTCGCCGTTAGCATCCGCTTTCGGCAGGCAATAAAAAAGCGCCCTTTAGGACGCTTCATTTCTATAAATGATTATTTACTTAAAGCTTGGCGTACAAATGCATCTTTTGCTTCAAGTAGCTTTCTTAATCCTGTGGATTTTTCAGGCCCGTCAGGAAGTTGCTCATCCATTTGCCGAGCTAAATCACCAATTGGCTTACTAACTTGCTGCAAATGTTCAGGTAAATGTTCATATTGGAAATATTGGATAATAGGGCTTGGCATTTTCTTCTCGCAAAAAAAGCACCCGAAGGTGCTATGGTTTAATTAATTTGGTCGGTTTGTTAATTCTTCTAAGCCATCGGCGCAATCTGAATTTACTACGAGTTGAAAGTTTTGAAAGCTGTAATGAACCTTCGCCTTTTAAATCAACTATCATATTCCCAACTCCTTAAACGTTTGTTCATCCAACTTTCGTAGTTGGTCCAATGTATAAAGTCGCCCTTCAGGGTCAAAGAACTTATCAAAATCAAATTTCCCTTCTTTATAGAGCTTATATCGCTTTGGCCCAAGCCACTCTTTTTGGAAAAAGTCATCTGTCTTTTTGAAGAACTCTCTAAAAGTGGTGTTGGCATCCAATTGACCTATTAACTGGCTCCGCTCTTCTTTTGGAATGTCTTTAACTCGACGTTCGTCCATCACAAATGGACGTTCACCGACAAGTTGACCATCTTTTTCGACTGGTACCAAGATACTTCGACAATTAGGATGCAACGGCGGTACCCGCTTTGCCGGATCATTTATTTCCCACACTGAACCATCTAATGAAGCGCAAAGCTTAGAAGTTCGTCCATCTAAAACGCTAACAAATCGGACATATTCAAAGCCAATTTGGTTGAAGCTATTTAGATAGGCTTGATTGGCTACATGGCTCCGTACAGTTCTTACGGTACGTTCAATATCCGTCTTGGTAACGTTTAAAATGCCATCCTCATAATTCAGCCGTTTGGTACCACGAATGCGCTGAACAATTTCTTGGTTAGTTTTGCCTGAATTAATACCATCTCGAATTGCATACTCAACCTTTTGACGGGCACTTTCAGCAATTCTGGATAGAAGATCATCTACAAGAGCGCCACCTGCCAACGGAACTTTTTTAGCGGATAAAAATAGTTTTTCCCCATCAGGCTTATTAATTTTTGCTCCATAGAGCTTAGCTACGTAATTGGCCTCATAAACAGCCAGCGCCGTAGCAGAAACGGCAAAAGCTTCAGGTAATGCTAAATTAACACTGGCAAACCATTGGGCAATCAAATCCCTAATTTCCCTTAAATTTGAAGTTGTATATTTACCACCAGCTAAAGCAACTTTCTCCGACTCATTAAGCTCATCCAATAAATCCCGAAGCTTAGATAGCATCTTGCTCGTATCATCATTGAATAAAGCCAATAACTCATTTACCGTTTTTGATGAAGCACGATAAAGATAGGCCTGGTGCTGAGTGAGTGCTTCAAATAGTTTTTTGATATCTGTTGCCATCTCACTCTACCTTTTGATTTAAAGTCCCATCTTGCTCTGCTTCAACATTCTGAAGCTCTTCTTCATATTTTTGTTTAGGGAACATACCTGTTTGGTTGTATTCCCACCATGATTTAAATGAAGATCGGCCTTGTAGAGCTGCTTCAAATAACTGTCGAGCTAACTCAGCTAAATAACCCTGTTTGTTAAATTCTTGGCTGATTTCGAACATCAAATCATCTTTAGTTAGAACATCCACATTAGGCGTTACAAACTTAGCAGCCCATCGTAATGCTGCTGACAAGGCTTCATTCATATTAACGACACAGAGCGAAAGAACTGAATGCTGAACGGCGTCATCACTATTCGCTTCGGTAGCGGTCTTTTTACTTCCCGAGCCCTTCTCAATTAAACGCGCCCCCATCTCCTTCATTTTTTCCCACTTATCTTTCATCGCTTCCCGGGCAAGAGTATTAGGGTCGGCTTGTACAATTCCTAAACCACCATTTTCAGGTAAAGGCAAAAGTACTTTCGCTCCAATGTAGATGCCACGTTTCTTGGCTTGGTCATACCACTCCCAATTAACACCCTTCGCATAATATTGAGGTTGCCCCATATAAAAAACGGACTCTTGAAAGTCCGCACTGTCTCTGTAATGGGCTAAATTGAGATTAGCCAAAGGAAGTAATGGTGGCTTTTTAATCTCTTCTGAATTATCAATTGCACCTACAAATGTAAAAGGTATATAGGTCCAGAAATTCCCGTTGTAATCTGTTGGAAACTTCTTCTCTCCGCCAACCCAGTTACCCTTTTCACCCTTTGTGTACACCTGAACGGAATAAATATATTCCCCATTTCCCTCTTGCTCTAAACGAAGTACACGATATTGCTCTTGTTCGGTTTTACTAAATCCATCAGCACCGCGCTCAGACTTAAATTCACGTATAACCACTAAGCAAAGCTTTTTCTGGTTATCGATCATTACTGAATCCCAATTCACTACATCAAGGGCATTTAGTAAATGAATCATCGGATAGGCTTTTTGTGCTTTAAATTCCGCTAGATTACGAGCTGGTGGCACATCAGGATAATCAACATATAAAGCGCAACGATAATGCTTCAATAAATGGCGAATTCCATTTTGAGCCAATTGATAAGCACTAATGCCTGCTCCATTCGCATTACGCTCTAAATGAGCAAGCTCGGGAGGAAATTTAAAACTTGGATCTGTTGCAAAAGCTGCTCCAACTAAACTATTTGATGTCGTCCCTGTTACTTCATAAAAGACTGCACGGGTAAGATAAGCCTCATAAGCACTTTTATTTGCAGGTGACTTATCATGTGCATTTGGCATCGGCAAATATTTTTCACCTTTAGCCTTAACTGCATCCTCACCTTCACAAACATCATCAAGTTTTTGCCAGTATGGCAAGTTTTTAACATATTCAGGATGTTGAAAAGTTACATCACTCATCGTGCAAATCCCATATCAGCGAAGAAGGTTTCAAATCCTTCATGTAATTCATTAAACGCATCTGAAGCTGCATCCACTTGGTCGTCATGTGTACCGTTAGGAAAATGACGAAGCTCATCAATAAAGTCCTTATTCCATTCACCTTTGAGCATACGTACATTTCCCACGTTAACTTGGGCCGCAAATGGTTGTGCCCGTGTAAGCTTGTCACCTGAAATTGGCTTAGCTATCACGCTATAACCCGCAAGAAGCTTCACAAATGAACTAGCTTGCGATTTACCAGCTTGACCAGGATCTTGTGGTAGACGCACAGAAACTTTTTTCCCATCTATTTTTGCTGTTTGTTCTAAGCGCTTATTCACATTGTCAGGTCCAAGCTGTCCTTTAGTTACATCGACAATGTAAGTAAAACCATCTGCGCCTAGAGCTTCTCGCACACCTACTGTAAAGTCGCCCTCATTTTCGGTAGCCCCAAAATCCCAAGCCCTAACTTGTTTCAATACATCCGCAGGCAAAGCATCAACAATTTGAATATTGTCGGGCTTAAAAAAACCGCCTGCTGGCGGTGATGGCATTTGTCGGTACTGCCCGGCAAATACATATGGTGCGGCTTGCTCCATTAGCCTCAATTTTTGGATATTGTGTTTTGCTGGCCACAGTGCGGATCCATCTTCCTGAATAGCTGAAAGACATAGATGCTCCCACACTTCACCGTTACCACCAGCTACAGGAATGCCGTCTTTTCTATCACCTAGCAACCATCCAGCTAAATCATCTTCATGAAGTCGCTGCATAATCACAATGATCGGCGTATCTGGCGAGTTAGTACGCGATTCGAGTGTGTTCTGAAACCAATCAATTACCCCTTCTCGAATAGTTTTTGATGAAGCTTCATGTGCTTTGTGCGGGTCATCAATAATAATGCAGCCGCCAAAGCCTTTACGAAGTTTTCCTGCACCAAAACCGGTAATCGTGCCGCCTGTACCAGTCGCATAGCAGACACCACCTTGGGAAGTTCTCCAGAAGTCTTTAGCCTTACTATCATCACGCAATGTAAGCTCGGGAAAGACTTTTCTATACGCCTCTTCTTGCACAAGGGTTCGTATTTGGAAGGCATTATTTGCGGCAAGCATTGCCGAGTAACTGATATGAATAAACTCACAGTCTGGATTCTTACCAAAACACCAAGCCATGAAGTTAATTACAGCAATTTCAGTTTTAGAATATCGTGGTGGAACGTTAATAATTAACCGCTTTATCTCTCCGCGATAAACTTTCATTAAAGCTTCGCAGATTTCTAAGTGGTGCCAATTTTGCATCCATTTATAACCACGGCGCTCCTTAAACATGTACCTTGTGAAGAAATATAAATCTTCTTGCGCCTCGATCCGGATGGCTTTATCCCGAGCCGCATCAGTACTCATCTAAGACTTCCCTCCGCGCTTTTAAGTAATCTTCCATTGGAACTGGAATTTCTGAATTAACTGTTTGGACTGGTCCGCCGTCTTTGCCTGTAATTTCTTGGCGATTAGTAAATTGTCCACCAATATCTTTTGCAGCTTGTTCTAGAATTTTTAGCGCTGTTTTAACGTTTCTAGTTCTATCAAGCTGTCTTTGGTATTGCTTCAGACGGTAGTACTTATTAGCAATAGGAATATCAATTAAGCCTTCATCAAATTTCTCTCTGGTTGATTCAAAAAGCTCAACAAATTTCTTGCTTAAGTTTCTGCCCGAATATTTTGTTGGATCATAGCATTCACATTGGCTACGACTAATATCAACTCCAAACTCTTGCTTGACCTGTTCAACCACTTCTTGAGGGGTATCACGGCATGCAAGAGCTTGAACAATAAATATTTTCACAGGCTCTTTTAGTGCTGCCATAAATTCCCCTTCGTACAGCTACGTACAGCAAACAGGACAAAAAAAAGAGCCAAAAGGCTCAATTGATTACACAATTTCCGCAGCATCTTGAAATATCAAGATTCGAAACAAACGGCGGATTTTTTGCGACTTCAATAAGTCGCTTAACATTTTTGCTTGGTCCATAACGTTTAACTACGCCAATAAACTCTTCAACGTCATGACCTGCAAGATAGTGCTTAGGAAGACCAGAACTATCGCTATAAATGATTTCGCCGTCTTCGTCCTTCATCACACCAATGTGATAAAGCTCATGTTCAAGCAAGTAACAGAACTCTGTATCGTTTGCACGCTCACAGAAAGAAGCGTCGACAGTTATTAAGTAAGTTGGCACAAAGCCGAACCAGTCACGCATCTGTTGCTCTTGTCTAGCTTTACGCCAGCCACCAACATTGAACATGACTTTTTCGCACTGGCCTAACACCATAGCTTGCTTGCTTTTATATGCAGAAGAAGCCCAAGCAAATGCTAGGAACTCTTCATTATCATGAAGCAACTCAGCAATATGGTTATGATCAGGGTTATGAAGTGGTCCACCTATAGTTAAGTAATTAGCCACAACCCATTTCTTTAGGTCTGGAGCCGGTATTAAACGAATTGCTTCCTCTTCTTCGGCCTGGTCAATAAAATCAGTTGGTGGGAATGGTCTGATCTGTTCCATCTTCAATTCTCGCTAATTCGCTTTTAATCCAGTTGATTGCATAACCTGATTCAATTTGGTGAGGCTCAAGACGCTCAAATACATAACCTCGGTCTAGTGCTAGATCATACTTATTAAATGAATTTGCTATCTTTGTGCCACCTCGGCCAACTGCCCACGGACTGCCAGCAATTTCTATAAGAAGATTCAACTTCACAATATAAAAATCGAACCGCCAATTTTTTGTTGATTCAAATTGAAATTTTCTTCTATAACCAATTCGATGCTCTTCTAGTTCTTGAAATAAGGTTTCTTCGGCCTCGAGATATTTTTCTTTAGCTTTAGGCAGTGGTCTGGATTTGGGTTTCGTTTTGAGCTCTTTTTTTTGTGTAAGCCAAAAGTACTCTTTATCATCCATACCTCTAGCCTCTTATAAAAAGCCCTCTGGCTTACTGTTGAGACGAGCAATTAATTTATGTTGCTTTGCTATGGCCAAAAAAAATCGCTCATCTAGGTGAGCGATCTGTTCTGTATTTAAACCTTTTGTATTGCAACTTCCCAAATGGTTTAGCTCTATTTGAAGCTGTCTAATCTCATTCGTAATTTTTTGAAATTCAGTCATACATACTCCAAAAAGAAAAAGCCCCGCCAATAATCGATATTTAGCGGGGCCATTTGCGCCGTAATACGTCCGGCAAACGATAAAACTAGTTTTTAGGTGCTCTAAGGATATTTAGAACTTTCTCAGACATATCATGTAAGTCAGATCCAATTGGCAACCAGAAATGGAACACCGTATTGTCGCGGTTAAAAACTTGCTTGTAGTACTCAGTTTTAAAAGATGGGTCGATATCTGAAGCTTTTAACAATCGCCCTTCTTTTTCAATCTTTTGCCCGTCAAGTTCACCACCAACACAGATATTCATTTTAAGTACCAGATTTTAATTAGACTGGACTATAGCACAAAATAAAAAAGCCCACCGATTGGCGAGCTCTTAAATTCATTCTGGCGATTACTTTACATTTCGCCCATTTTAGAAATCTTTATACTCAAGTGTATACCCAACTGTCAAGCGTAAGTTTCTTGACTATCAGGAAGTTCAAAACGGAATGATCGAGAAATACGCGTTCTAATTTCATTTTCCCATTCAGCAACGATTGATTCTCCAAACAGCTCAAATTTCTGATAACTCTTTATATAAGCTGTTTTGGTTGCATCAATGCCAGCAATATTCATTTTCTCTTTCAACGTATATGGTCGTTTTCCAGTTCCATTACACTTCCCACAAAACATGGCCCCATTTGGAAAGCCATTTAAACCAAATGTCTCAATTTTACCCAACCCTTGGCAGACTCCACACATAGCCTTAACAAAAACATGGCCACGCAAAATAATCTCAGCCATACCTTTTGCCAGATTAGTAAGATCACCTTGGGCATTAGTAGGGGTAAATTTTTTCTCTACCATTTCTTTATGAATCTCTACCGCTAATTTATTTCGCGCTCGGAAAAAATTACCTGATTTAATCTCACCACGAACAAACTCAACCTTACCCGGAATATCTTCAATACGGCGTTCGGTTTGAAAATTAAAGTCATACTTACTGTAAAAAGTTTCAGTCTGTTTTTGTGCTGGGGTAATTATTGCGATTCGCTCAAAATCAACCTTTTCAATCAAGACAGTGGCCCAAAGCTTTGCAGCTGGTGATAAAAGTGCTAATTCACCTAAAACAACATCTTTCGAAATTTTCTTTCCTTCAGCTTTGCCTTGAGCAATAGCAAGGCGAAGTAACTCAATAAAATCAAACTTTTCAACCAACATAATCGCCTTCCTATTTACCCTTAATTAATAATTCAATTTGCTTTAATGCCATACCGGACTTAACTTGCGCTGTGCTGAACCGTAAAACTGTAAAACCCATCATTGCTGCGGAGTTGTATTTCTCCATATCCCCTATATAGCCCTTGCCTCTTATGTGACGACCTCCGCTCCAGATCCCGCCTTCAACCTCAATCAAAATCTTTGTACCCGTAATTAAAAAATCTGCTCTCCATTTACGTGTTGGATGGAATTTATATTCCTGTTCAAAACCAATCTTGCACGCTCTTAAATGCGTTGCCAGTACCATTTCACCCACACTTGGTTGTCTAGCAACTTGCTTTGCTGAACGCCGCTTTTTATTTTTCTTAATAGGAAATAACTTACGGTATTCAGCAATGCTGACTGATGACATCAAGCACCACCTTTCAGCAAATGGTCCAATTGATTAGCAAAGCAGTTATAAACTCGCGCTTTATCCTGATCATCAAAAAGGCTGGATGAATGAGCATCTTGTTTATACTTCTGAGCCAGTTTTTCAATTGACTCACTTAGTTCAACCAGAGTGCTTTGCTTTTTACCGCTGAGTGGTTCAATTGAGCGTGATACGTGGTCAGCCATTTCTTTTTCCATCTGATCGAAGTAACTTTGACGTGCTAAATCTCTCGACTTGATTAGCTCTGGTGAAATAAGCTTTTCCATTTCACGGCGTTGCGCTTCAATCCATTTACTGTCCATTATTTAATCCCTCTACAGTTAAAATTGCGCTCAGCAATTCATTCATCTTTTGAGTTATCAAAGCGCCTGTTCTTGGATACTTATTTCTTAATCCACCATTCAGCTTGAAATAACGCCTCAGGTAAGCCTTTGTCTCTGGAAGACCACCATACGAATTAATTAATTGCTCAGCTTTACAGTGGTTGCATTTTTGCATTTTCACTATCCCCGTATATTGATTCGTGGTCTTTCAAACGCTTTTCTAAACTTGAGAATGTGACCATGTCACCAGAAGCTCGATAGTTAGAAATGGCAGTTTTTACAACCTCATAACCACCAGCCTGATTAATAATTTCAACTGACTTCACCAGACGCTTGAGTTCAGAAAGGTCTACAAAATATTTTTCTCGGTCAGCCTTGCTAATCTCTACACTTTGACCACATTTGAACTCGAAACCTTCATTCCACTCAGTTGCGTTAGAAGGGGCTGAATCTACGATTTCTTTCGCGTATTTCAGCCCTTTATCTCTAATCAATTTAGTTGCTTTCATACATTCGCCCCACCAAAACGCAAGTCATCCCAGTCACACTCAACTACTGTCAAACCATCATGTTGAAACCGAGACCATAAACGGTCCCCTAAGTTTTCCTTCAAACCTTGCGCCTTTTCTGTAGACTCAAGCGTCATGTTGGAAATTAAAACTGTCGGCTTTTTTTCGTCATAACGTGCATATAAAACTTTATGAACGAGCTGCAATCGACTCTCGTGTTGGTCGTGCAAACCATATTCATCCAATATCAATAAATCACAGTCCGTGAAGCGAAAAATTGCATTTGCTTCATTGTCATCTGGCTTTGTCCATGCAGTCGCAATTTCATTTGCCATGTCTTCTGAGGTGACGTAACGAACATAACTACGCTTGTCTAAAACGTTACGAGCAATAGCACATGCAAGATGGGTTTTGCCTGTTCCTGTACGCCCAACCATAATCAGATTGCGCTTCTTCCCTGAATTAAAATCTTGAACAAATTTATGGCAAGCAGCTTTAGCTTCTTTCTGCGGATCAATACTCACCACATAATTTTTAAATCCGCTTTCCTTGTGGCGCTCAGGAAGTTTTGCTCCGGCAAAATGTTTCTCGCGTACCATAAGGTTGACTTGGTGTGCGTGTTCAATTTGTGATTTCACATACGCTTCATTTGCACATGTTTGGCAAACTGGACGACCAATTAATAAAACCATTAACTCATTGTGTTTAGGGCAAAACTGATTAGTTTGTACCAGCTCAGTTTTGAATTGTTTGCTCAATGCATTCATAGCATCTCCCCTACATCGATATCATCTGTGGCTGGTGCATACTGTTTTGAATCACCCCAAGCACTGTTTACGTCTCTTGCTGGTGCAGTTTTCATTGGTGAGTTTTGTTTTTTAGGTCTTATCGACTTTGTGAATTCCTGAATTAACCAAGTTGCAAACTTTCGAGTTCGTTGGTTTTCCGTGAGATCAATTTTGTTTTCCCAGTGAGCATTGAAGTTGCCAAGATGAAATTCATAATTTGGCATTTTTAAAACCTGCTCTGCTTGTGCACCCACTTGTGAAGTCCTAAGAACATTCAGCAATAGTTCACGATTTGGTTTCCAAGACTCCTCGGCCGCTGAAAAATTTTCAACCGCGTTTTGTGTGTGAGTATTTTCTTGTTCCTGCTCCTGCTCCTGCTCCTGTTCCTGGCTTCGAAGGGGCTTGTAAGGGGCTTGTAAGGGGCTATCTATTTTGGCGTTTTCGCCACGCTTTTGAGTCATACAAAATGCTTGTGCATATTTATCGAAAAAGCTTGATAAATAAGGGCTTGACGGCAATGAGTCATACTCTTTTTGCACGTTCTTACAGCGGTTATCGGCTGGCTTTAATGACTCAGCTACTTGAAAACGTGCCATCTCGTGCACCCAGACTGTCTCCGTGGCTTCGTCATAGCTACAAAACCCCGCTTCACAGGCTCTTTGAAGCCCCTTAGAAGCCCCTTCAAAGCCCAAGCCAGTTTCATGAGCAATATATAGAAGGGGTATGTAATACAAGCCAAGCATGTTCGCGTGAGGGCTTGTCATTAAATACATAGCGACAATTAAGCCTTCAGGTGTTTGACGAAGTTTTTTTCCCGTAGTTCCCGTCCAGAAATGTGGTGAGACTTTCCCATAGTCACGCATGGTTATTTATCTCCTTTGAAGGGGGTTCGAAGGGGCTTTGAAGGGGTGATAATAATCATTACTTACCCCTTCCAAGCTTCACTAATCCGCGCATTTCCAACTGACGAATAATTCTTGGAGGAATAAATTCGTTGTTGATTTTGTAGCGAATGCGAGACTTTTCTTTCACCTGAATTAGCTTGTGCCCATCCTCCATAAGACGGCGAACTGCTATAGCCTGCCCCCCCATATGAGTTAATTCTTCAAGTTGATAAAATCTTTCCTGAGCCTCAATTGCGGCATTCATAACTGAAAGTGGCATAGCTGCTAATTCTTTAGCCGAATAGATCTTTACTGGTTGTTCCAGTGGAATTACCACCTCTAGCGGTGTGGTGGAAACGGAAATATCCTGTTTTCTTCTTGCTGCATATCTCACTTTTCACCATCCTTTGGCTTAACATAGCCACCAAACGAATCAACCAAACACGCTTTGGTTAAGCTGGTTACAATCTGTTGTGCTAACCACTGCGTTATGCGAAATTGACGAGCCATAGCCTCTGAAAATTCAACTTTGGTTACCGCCGCATTATTTTCGTCATACCCCTTGTTGCGTAAATTTTGCTTTTTCACCTCAAATAGGTGGCCAAGTACTCGCAATCCAGGCTCATAGAAAGATTGGATTTCACTTTGCTGGCGAGAATCTTTGATTTGCTGTGTAAAGCTGTTCATGACACCTCCGCTAATGCTTGCTCAGCTTTTGTTAGGCGGCGTTTGGCATTAAGTTCTGCAACTGTTGCGGTGCGGATTTCTTTTGAAGAAACCAGAATCAAATGATTCTCTGATTTGATAGTCCACAACCTGGTCAAAGTTTTGTTTTTAACTTCAAACAAATCATTTGATTTAAAACTACGGCACTCTTCAGTAAGTACCACTACATCACCCACTAAAAACTCTTGTAAGTTGTGTTTGGACGTTTGATTTGATAAATTAGTTTGCATATTCATGGGTTCCTAAATTTGTGAATTAAGAAGCCTGATCTTGACCATCAGGCTTTTTTATTGCGTTCTCTCCGAACGGATTGTTTTCTTTGTTCATATAAATCAAAACGTTCTCTGGGTATTCCAGATACCTGTGACATAAGATTCTTGTCATCTTCACAACGCTTCATATCCAGAATGGCTAACCATCTTAAATACTGGCTGTTAGACCAGCCTCGTTCATATGCTTCCCTTGCCACATGCTCAGCTACAGGCTCAGATAAATGTGTCGGCATGCACACCGTCTTTTTTGCACTTGGCTTTTGTTTGGTCATGGTTGTTCCTAAACTGATATTTGTTCATGAGGTCAGTTATGCTATAGACGACTCTGGCTTAGCATTCTCAAGTAGCCATTCAGCCGTAAACTTTCCACCGCTATTAATTGCAAGTATCTGGGCATATTTGGTTTCGCCCGTATATTCAGTTCTTGGTAATACCCCTCGTTTTTCCATCTTGCTCATGGCCATGTATGTACGGTTTAGTAACGCTGCTGCTTTAGATCGACCACCAACAGCATCAAAAGCATATTTAATGGGATTCAAAGTTAAATCTCCCTTTTAATTGATTTCACCAAAATTAAATCATAGGTTTAATTTTAATACAATCCATGATTGCTTCTATTTTTTTAAATTTCCAATAGAATTTTAAACCAAAGGTTTATTTTATTAATGATTATGGAATCTATAGCTGAACGCATCCAAGCAGCACTTGATTATGCAAATCTAAAATGGTCAGCAGCATCTCTCAAATTGGGACTATCAGCTCAAGCTGCATCTAACTGGAAAAAGGGGAAAATTGGTAAGGAAACCCTGAAAGAGCTAGCGGCTTTAACTGGAGTAAGTGCCGGATGGTTGCTAGATGGTTCTGGATCAATGATCGAGTTGGCTGACAATCCTGAGAATGCTGATGCATATAGGCCAGTTATGGCATGGGAAGCACCGGATGACCTCGATCCTAATTCTTTTATGATTATTCCGCATGTAGACGTCAAGTTTTCCGCAGGTAATGGCCGACTGGTTGAATTTGAGCCAACAACCAGGATGACGGGATGCGCACAACGCATGGAGTGGTTTCATAAGAAAAAAGTTTCACCTAAAAATCTTGTAGAAGTGGATGTTGATGGTGACAGTATGGAACCAAGGATACCAAGCGGCAGCGTTGTAATTATCGACAAGTCTGTTAATAGACTAGAGCAAGTTCAGAACAGAAAGGTGTATGCAATCAGGTATGGTGATGAACTAAAAATCAAAAGATTATCTCGTAGATATGACGGAGCCTTGATTATTGATAGTGATAATCCTAGCTATGAAAGAGAGATCGTTGAGCCGCAAGACTTGGAGCATATTGGCATCATTGGTAAATATGTTTCTCATTCTTATGATGGTGAAATTTAGGCGAGCTAAGTAATTAATTTTTAAAGAAAAGATGGTATTATGATCGCAACACTTAATAAATCCAAAACTGCGCTAACGATTAATCGCCAAGAGTTCAAATTAGCATTAGGTAAAATTGGCGAAGGTATTGAAAAACAAATAGCCTCACTTAAAAAAGCCAAGCAAAGTTATGACGCTACTGAAATGGCATGTGAGGTCATTAATGAAGCAAATATCTTTGAGGCTATAATCGAAGGATTTAATGAAGCTGAAGGTACTAATTTAAAACTATCAGATATAAGTAATTTGGAGCAAGCGCAAGGCTGGGTTGATGATTTTCTAGAAAAGTACAGCACTTGAAAAGGTAAATAAGAAGAAGTTGATGAGGTAAGATTCGTAATGAATAAAAAATATATGCCACCAGAACTTTACGAATACAGGCATCTAACAAGCACTGAACAAATGGCAATTCATCAGATGCTTATTTCTTATGTTCGTGAAGATCACCGCTTCAATATCATCATGATGGGGGCTGCGGAGCCTTACAACTTAGTAAAGATAATCAGTGTGAATTTTGAAAATGAAGCTGCAGGTATATGGATTCACTTCGAAACTATTGTTGGTGAAAAGCTGGCCTTGCCTATTGATTTCATTTCAAGAATTGAGTTTTCAGGGCAGCAGGAAATTTAATAAAAAAGATTAGTTTAAGGTTGGAGGAATATTAGGAAATGAAGTGGAATCCACAATATGCAAAAAATTGAAGTTAACTCCCGTAATATCAGCCATGTTCTTTATCAACACTTCTTGTTGACGGTAGTGCTTAGAACAGGTGAAAGGTTTATTTACAGACTTCTAGAAGCAAGCACATTCAAAGAATTTGTCGATTCAGAAGATAAGGACAAATTTTACAGAAGCCATATTGAAGCTAATAAAGAATTTAAACGGATTCAGCTTTTTGTTTAATTGAAACAGTGAACCCGATATGACTATTTAAGGTTATGTCACCTTTTTTTTATAAATAAATTATGAACAAAATATGTTTCAAAAAATCATAGAAAATATCAAAGCATGGTACAAGGGCGATCCCGGTGATATGAGATGGGACCCACGTACCGATACTTATGTAGGCACAAGAAAACCAAGTAAGCATTGGGCTGCAAATTTATTATCTCATCTCGCTGATTTTTTCTTCTTGATAGCTAAATCAATTAAAAAACACCCCAGCACCTTCATAACTCAGCTTTTAGCATTCATTGCTATCCTTGTTTCGTGTTTTTCTATTTATCTTCAATATTATGTAGATGATGATGAGTACAAACGCTGCACCATAGCACATACCAATAATCAAGAGATTACATTGAAATGTAAGAAATGACATTGCTAAAACAATAAGGCTCATTGCCATTGTTAAATAATTAATTTCATTTTTCATAAATTTACCTGTCGTGACCCGAAACGATCCTTTAAAACATATCGGGAGGAGAGAAAATGCTTGAACTTACTGTAATTGATGTTTCTAGTGACAAACCCGAACCTTTATATGCAAGACAATTTACGACACACCCTCGTATTGGTGAATGGATCGATATAAATATTGATGAAGAAAGTACAATGTTTGAGGTTGTTAAGGTTGCTCACTCAACAAATGGTGGCGACTCTGATTTGTACGTAAAGCGTCTAGGGTTAGCCTTTGAAGTTGTTCTGGATCTGTGCAATAAAAATGATTAGCAATGTTTTGGTAATCACCATTTAATTGACTTGGGTTAGTAATGATTACCCCTATAAATTGATGTCCAGTAATTGATGAGTTGCTTTCAATCTGTAAAAGCTCCCCTTTTTTTGTAATAGCAATCATCTCAACAAACTCCATCTAACCCACCACCACGGTGGGTTTTCTTTTGTCTATTAAATCTAAAATTTAAAATAAATTCAATCTTAGGTTTAAATATCTATTGCATCAAAATTAAATCTAAGGTTTAATAATTTTCACCAGATAACAAAAAAGCACACCGCCCCTCCCCAGGTCCGATGTGCTTTGCTATATGCGAGATCAATTATGAACGTAAAAGCAAACCCTTTCAACTCCTTTGCATTTGTCAGCATGGCTGCTCTTGCAATCTCAGGTGGTTCTTTAGTCGCTTGCCAGCTTCAACCAGCATTCCAAGCACAAGAACACGTTTCTTTCTTTACACCTAAAACACAGCCGAGTAATTACGGTGTTTTGACAGCAAAAATCACAGGTCAACATTCTGGCGTTGCTGTAATCAAATTAGATAGCTTCCGTGTAAATGTTAGTTTTGATTTTGAAGCTCATCCTGACAGTTACGGCGTGCCTGGTTCTGAGTTTACCGCTGTTGATATTACTCAACTAACAGTAAATGAAATCACGGATATTAACGGCAAGTCATACAACGATTTCACTGAATTCGAAGACATTCGCAATATCAATGCAATTCTAAAAGGCTTCATCGAAAGAAATCGTTTGGTGGAGGCTGCCTAATGAAAAATTATAAATGCCCTACCTGCGAAAAGGTTATTCCTGTTGATCGTTCAGAAATTAAAGCTGGTGATGAAGTTTCATTTTGCAAAGTAACTCAAACTTCTAAATCTGCTCGTTTTTCTTCGAGAGATGGAATTGTTGAGAGCCGCAAAGGTGATGTGGTTTTAGTTAAATATCGCAAGGAACTTATTCCTTTAAATATTAAGGACGTCACTCCAGCTGGTGCTCCCGGCCCGCTTACCTATGCCTTTATTGGCACATGTGAATGCGAGGTGGCTGAACATGTCTAATTTCAAAAAACACCCTGACGGCTACAAGTCTTTCTTAGGTCTGGACCGTCTCACTTCCCTTTACTCTGTTCGTATTGGTTGGCAAGTGTATGCCTCAAATGCGAATGGCTCAGTTCTTTACAAAGTTAAAGATGAAGTTAAGACGCCTTTGGATGTGGCTAAATTCCAATCTGAATTCCCAAGCGTTTGGAAAGTGCTCACAGATGAAATTGATTCCCAACGTAGAAAGCAACTAGCTATAAAACTGCGTGAAACAAATATTCCTACTTATGACCGCAAAAACTATAAGCGTTCTCGCGGCTTCACTGGCTCAAGATAAGGATAAGAAAAAATGGCTCTACCAATTATTACTGCTGACCAAACTTTATTGGTTCAAGCAATTATTGTGTACTTATATGCGGATCCGGGTTTAGGTAAATCATCGATGGGTTTTACTGCGGAAAAAGCAATTTCTTTTGACTTTGACCGTGGTGCTCACCGTACTGGTGAATTACGTCGAGGTGCGGTTGTACAGGTTCAACAATGGAGTGATGTTGCAAACCTTACTCCGCAGGACTTAGCACCATATAAAACCGTAGTCATTGATACCGTGGGTGCAATGCTTGAATGCATTAAAACCCACCTGTTACTTACGGCAAATAACCGTCAAAAAGATGGTTCTTTAAAGTTAAAGGCTCAAGGTTTAGCGAACCAAACGTTCAAGCAATACATCAATACTTTGATCAGTTTAGGTAAAGATGTTGTTTTCATTGCACACGCATCAGAAGATCAAAACGGTGATCAAATTATTTACCGCCCAGATCTAGGTGGTAAAAACCGTAACGAGCTTTACCGTATCGCAGATGTCATGGGTTATCTAACAACTGTTACTACTGGTGAAGGTAAAAATGCCCGCGTTATTAATTTCAAACCTTCGCCTACACATCATGCGAAAAACTCAGGTGCTTTAGGCGGTGAAACCGGTGAAGTATGGGTACCTGATCTTAAAGCACACCCTACTTTCTTGGCTGACCTGATTACTCAAGCTAAAGATCACATTAACACCTTAACGCCTGCACAACTTGCAGCAGCTAAAGCCCAAGAAGAGCTAGAAAACTGGAAACAAAGCTGTGAGGAAGCAGAGCATGCAGGTGACCTTAATCAATTAACTGAGTCGCTTGATAAAGAACACATGTATTACCAGAACATGCGTCAAGCAATGTTAATGAGGGCTAAAGCATTGAATTGCACGTTTGATAAACAACGTGGCACTTGGATTAGTCCCCCTGAATTTAACGGCATCTCAGATCAACAAAGAGACGAACTTCAAAACTTTATTGCTGAACGTGGCCTAGACGTAAAAACAGTATGTGAGCACTTAGGTATCGATGCCCTTATTCAAATTGAAGCAGCAAAACTTAAGGCAGTTAAACAAGACATTGAAACATTAGCTAAAACGGGGATGACAGCATGAATAATCTAATCACTGCAGCTGAAGCATTTGCAGCTCTTCAAAAAGGTAAAACTGTTCTTTGTCGTCCTATTGGAGACATGTTGGACTTTTCTGACTTAGATCAATTCCCCGCTTCTGTTTTTGGTAAACCGGGTTTTGAATTCTGCATCAAAATCGAAACTATTGAGCTGGCTGGCATTACATTCACAAAGCCATTAACTATTGATGAGTATGAAGAGGGTCAGGAAGTTTATGTAATCAGTACATATTCACCTACGGTTTATGTTTTAGATTTCAAAACTAACGCATTAATTGATTCTATTAACAGTGGCTTCGTTCAACGTGATGCAGAAAACGCCAAGCTTCAATTAAAAGCACTGTCCAAAGCGTTAGGTTTTGAAGTTAATGATGACTTAAGTGTTATTCGTCTTGGTGAGGAACCTAAAAAACAGAGAGGCAAAAAATCAAAAGCAGAAAAGCCTAGTGAAGTTATTTCTGCAGAAACTCAACCAACAATTGTTATTACCGAACAAACAAATGTCACCACATCTGAGGATCTGTTAGTTCCAGAAACTAACGAGCCTAAAGTAGATCCTGAATATCAGAAGGCATTAGATGCTCTTCTTCAGCGTGTAAAAGAATCAAAAACACCTGAAGAGGTAAATGCTGTTTATCGATATACCCGTACGTGGAATGACAAACAAATGGAACCTCTCCTCCTTGCCACTCACAAACGACTTGAAGAGCTAGAAAAATCTAAGGCACCTGCAAATGAACCACCTTCACTAATGGTTCAGATCCAAACTGCACCGGACCTTACAACGTTAGATGCTTTGGAAATAGATGTGGCTGCACGAGATCCACAGATTCAATCACGACTCATGGATTTTGTTAAGAAACGCCGCTTTGAATTAGAAAATGCGGCATCAAACGAACCAGATTATTTACTGGAGGAACCTTTCTAATGTCGAAACAAATTACTCCAGAGTTTCTTTTCGAGCCAAAGCTGCTACCAATGCAGCTTTTCGAAAAGTTCATTGTGTTCAACGTAAATGCTGGGTATCGCGGGAAAGGTACACCGCTCGGCGTGAACTTGATTAAAGGTAATAAAGCCACCCTTTCAGTAAGCAACGAAGGTGTGATGAACAAAGCAGCTCAAGAGCGATACAAGCTAATGCTTTTGAAATATTTCAAAGAAGGTCGCTCTGCAATGGATGAGCTGGATCATGAAGTTAAACGTATTTATAGAATGGTGGCGTGAATGATTGATTTGAATAAGGAGAGAGAGGCGCTTGTAGCTCAAATTGAAGAGTTTAAAAAAGATGCTATGGAGTTATGGTTTGTTCCAGACCTAGCCAAATCGTATAAGAACATGGATATGTTTATCTACTCCATCGTTGAAAATAATAAAGTCTTCTTTATGCGTGAACAGGCTCGACAATTATGGAGTTTTTGGAATAAAGCCAAAGCTCAGGCGGTGCCAGTATGGATTTCAGTTGATGATCACATGCCTGAGTCATTACGAAATGTGCTTGTTTTGTTAGATGCAAACCCAGCTAAAAACCAAAACCAAATGGTGGCTCATTTCATTCCTAAGTTCACTGAAGAGTATCACGGTGATGATGATTGGTATGACTATGACGAAGATCGCGGCTGCGGTTATGTCAAAGAAGGATGGTATGCAAATACGGCTTACATTGGTGATGAGTATTCTAGTTATTTTATTGAGGAAAAAGTAACTCATTGGAAGTCACTAAAAGAAGCAAGCGAATCGGGAGCTGAACAATGAGCATAACTCTTAATGGTCACCAATTAAAAAGCCTTCTCGAATTTGTAAATCCAGATGGTGAAAATGATTTAGATCAACTTGAAACTGAACTAACTATTAA